TAATTTTTTCAGTCGTTGCACTTATATTTTCATAACAGATATTAAATCTTCCTTCGTTATCTTTTCGTTCATTATCTATTTTTGTATGTGCAGAGGATGCTCGCGTGTGAGTCCATTTGTGGAGCATTAGCGCCATTGCTGCCATTAATCCGATTAGCCACTTCAAAAACGTGGAATCATCCATTGTTAAGCCCCTTATTTTTTCTATATTTATTATTCCCTTCTTTATTATTAATTCCATTTTATGAGTCCAGTAATTCGCAGTGTGTTATAATGTTATCGCAGCTAGGCTCATTACCGAAATCAGAGGTCGTTCCTCTGTTGCTGCGCTCTCTAAAACGATAATTCTTAACGGAGAAGTTCATTATTATTACCCAGAAAACCCTTAAAAATAATCTTTCTTATAACCCTAAGACGGGCGAATTCATTAGGCTTGTTAGTCTTACCAATAAAAGCTCTATTGGAAAGGTTGTAACCACAAAGCCTAGGAGGAAATACATACATATTACAGTGGGCGGCACTCTTTACCCGGCTCACCGCCTTGCGTGGCTCTATATGTACGGATATTTTCCTAATATAATTGATCATGTCAACCATAATGAAGCCGACAACAGAATTTGCAACCTTAGAAGCGTATCTAACCAAGAAAACAGCAGAAATCAAACTAGATGCAAAAGGAATAAATCGGGCATTACTGGCGTTCACTGGGACAAAGACAGAGGGAAATGGCACGCTCAAATTTATGTTGATTATAGATCTAAGCATCTTTGTCGTCACAAAGATAAGTTTGAGGCTATATGTGCACGCAAAAGCGCTGAAAATAAATATGGATTTCATGAGAACCATGGCCTATTAATCTAATAACTCAACATGGGGAAAGTCTTTAAACGACCTAAATAAACCACCCCATCCTAGCCTGTGTCCGAGTATAGATGATGCTTGGAGGTATGCTGCTGCAACCATGGCTAAATGAAGCTCGTCCCAGCTCGCCTTTCCATCAACATAGGCGTAAAAGTCCAAGGCATTGCCTGACTGATGGTTAGAAAGCTTAACATATCCATCCGCTTTAGATTTTCCGTCGCGAAATAGTTCGTTTTGCCTTTCTTTTGTTCTAACGCCTCCATCCGACGGGATACCAAAATCAACCTTTGTTATTTTAATGGCGAGATTTACTATTTCAATAAGGTCTTCATTCACACCCACAAGATTAAGTGTCGAATTTTTTCCCAGTTTAAAGCTCATTAGTATCCCTTTGCTGATAAATCAGCTTTAAACTTACTTACTAAATCACCTGCTTGAAGCGCAGTTTTTGACATTTTTCTGACGTCTTTAATTTTAATCTTTAACGTCCTAAATGAGGTCTTTTGAGTTTGCTGCTTAGCTGTTAAAGTTGCCCCGCTTATTACAATATCGTCTAGATCTGCATTTAGCATAATTAAATTAAGCTCTTTTATAACAAAATTATCTGGCGTACCGGAAGGCAAAAAACGTATAATTGTTTTTTGTGCCTCTGCTTTAATGCCTAACTTACGTTTAACTTCAGTCTCAGATGGCGACGGAGAAAGCAATGCATCCGCCTCAGCCTGAGTTATTTCTGTTGATCCGCTCGGCAATAAATTCTCAAAACCAAAATCTATTTCATGTACTTTGTTGTTTGTGTCTTTGTATATTTTCATCTTATCCCCTAATTACCTTAACTCAACGGCTGTATCAATAGATTGCGTCCCAGACGCGGCGATAACATAACTAGACATAGCGGGTATAATAGCACCCACACTATATGACCCAGCTGGTCCACCTGATCGCACAACTAAAACGCCCGCAACACTTATGTCTATTGTGCCAGAACCTGTGCTCGTGTATTGAATGCTTAAGCTGATTGGCTTTCCTGTTGTGTTGTAATAAGTCGTTCCGGCAGTTCTTGCTACTATTTTCCAAACTTGTCCGTAGCCTATTGAACTAAGGGCTGTTAAAGCATTGCCGCCAGCACCTTGTAATACGCTTGGAGACGTTGACCACACCCCGGCTACTGCTTGCGTTGAGTCAACGAAGCCAACAACACGAAAAGGAACACTGCTTCTCGCTGTCGTTGAATAAACAACATTATCAGAATCGGATGCAGCACTTATTGCTATAGTTGATATTAATGTAGTTTCATCTAAATTAACGCCACCTGCTAAATTTACAATAGCTAGCTCAATTGTGCCAGCATTGTCAATTGCCAAGAGTATTAGTTTTGATTGTACTGTATCTACTGTTCCCATGGTTGCGCCGTTTGGCACGACGAGAGAAATAGCCGGAGTAGTTCGTGAATTTACTGATCCGACTGTTAAGCTTGGGCTGCGGAAATCTAGCGTACTTGGATCTAAGCCTACAGTTAAATCGTTTGATGCAACGGCAGCAGTTACCGGTCTTATTTCTTGAATTTCTGAAGCGATAATTTCAAAATCACCTGAACCAGATCGATAACGTAATATAATTCGTGCTCCTAACGATATTTCGCCGCCACCACTTGTGCCAACTATATTTTTTACTCCAAGCGCTGCAACGTTAACTGTCGATGTACCCGTATTAGTATTTGCTGCAATAAATTCGACATTCATGCCGTCTTCGTACGATACGCTGCTTTGCTTAAGCCCAATCTGTGAAAGCACGTAAGAATTTACTGAGCCGCTATCAGTATAAAAATTTCCGTTTGCTACGTAACCCGCAAGCCCCTTGCCTAATTGATTTAAGTCAGAGCTTGTTAATGTTTGGCCTAAGTTTTCAATTACGTTTTGTATTTCGCTCATAGGCTGCACAAACTCAGCAGCCTTTAAGATGTCATTAGTGACTTTATCGTTTAGATCTTCCATCGCTATACCTGCCTAAAAATTATGTCGCAATTTGCTGGTTTTAGTTTATTAAATAAACATTCTAAAATACTTATTTCTTCGTTACCAAAAGTAAACGGAAAAGTAAGTGGGAATCTGTTTGATGCCGCTACTATAAAATCGACTACTATTGTGAAACGCGCATCTGTTGCTGAGTCGAAAAAAGTAAATGGGAATGTCATCGGGAATGTTGAGCCGACATCTATACCGGAATTTACGGTAACATCAACCCCAAATATATCGCCCAAACCTTCAAAATCATCAGAAGTTTGCACGCCTAATGACGCAAGTTTAATTAATATATTTTTCCGCCTTTCGTCCGTTGTTCCCGATATTTTAAAGCAATCATCTGGGATTCCAACAGCAGATTCCCACTCTTCAATAAAAAGCACTGTTTCATCAGGGAGATATTCTCTATCTAATGTAACAAGATACCCTTCAGCGTTAAACAGTTCGCTCGCAATACCAACAAGCAGCTGCCTAAAATTAGAATTGTTTATTTTTTTTGCTTCAAACAATTTACCGTTTGGCATGTAATCAGCCAGGGCATCTGCGTGAATTTCCTTGCTATGCTGGATAATCATAAATAAGTCACCGTGCCAAGAACAGCTATTTCTCCAGTGATTATTGCAATATCGCCTACCGGAGCAGAGAGAGTAAATGAATTTAATCTTTGACCTGTAGATGTGTCAATTGTATTTATAATTGCCGCTCGATATGAATCCTCATCTACTGACATGCCGACTTCTGTTGACTCGGTATAAAACTGTTTTAGATTTTCAGTAATTGCATCACGCATAGTTGACGAATCTGGAAAAATGCTTGTAAATATATAATCAACTGTTATCGGATTAGGCGCATTCACAACAACATCATCATCAGAAGTGTTTGCCGGAGTAATTTCAAGTATCTTATCTTTTACAACAGTGACTTCTGAGTTTGAAGGTATTGGATTGTCGTCGTTATCGCGCATAAAATAAACTTGTACGCGTCCGAGCTGGATTGATGTTGTTGCGCTAATCGTTCCGGTTGCTGGTGTAACCGGTGTCCCGGACACAACATACGAAAAATTCATGTTATCTATAACAATAATTGACGCATTCGTAACGTTGTATTCACTTTGATCTGCGCCAGTAACAGTTGTCTTTTGACCGTCATCAAAATTATGCGCCGTTGTTGTCGTTGCTGTTGCTATTTGACCGCTTCGAGTAAGCGAAGAAATTGAAATAGTGCCGACTTCAGTGCCTGCCTCATCAACAAAAACACGGGTTACGCCGGCAACTTCTTTAGCCTGGTCAATAATATCAGACGCGTTAAAATGCGCGACTGGTTCTTGAATTCTATCTATTGTTCTGCTCTGAAGCGAATCAAGCGTTTCCTGATCTGTTCCGCCGCCTACTTCGCCATAATCAACACGAAGTTCATTGTCGACACCGGCAATAGGTGACTGTAAAGTAAGCGATGCATTAGCCTCAAGATTTTTATCTTTTCCTTCTAATGACGAGTCAATAGAGACCAATGCATTCGTGAAAGAGGCCGTAATTGTGCCGGTTGCCGGAGTGGCCGGAGTCCCAGAGACTTGATAAGTGAACTCGGTTAGTGATGTTACCGTTATTTCAACATCTGTTACGTTGTAATCTGCCTCTCCCGCTCCGGCAATAGTTACGGCGACATTTGACGCTAGCCCGTGGTCGCTAATCGTTGTTGCTGTAGCCGTGGTTCCGGATCTAGTTATAGAGACAATAGATACTGAATTATCTGATATTGTTGCTTCTCCAGTAACCAAATACTCATTTGAGTTTGCATTTAGCAATGTTCCGATGGTAATAACCGATCCAGCTGTCCCTGTTGCTACTGCTTTACCGCTTGATTTTGTCGCGGCTTGCCGTTGCTTGCCATAAATATTCCCCCAGCGTTCAACTTTATCAGTTAAAAACGCTGTGTCCGGGAATAACTGCTCAACCGTGCGATTTAAGTCTCGATAGAAGTCGAATATGCGTCTGCCGACACCCGTTAATAAAGAGCTTAGCCAGCTATTACTCAAATATGGATCTGAATCTGTTGCTTCTCGTGCAACATCAACTTTGAGATTGTTTTCAACCTCCTCTGATGACTCTGGCGTGTTAAGACTCATGTGAAATTTTGACCCGTGTTATCCCAAAGTGTAAATAATTTACGCTCAATCTTGCCGCTTGGTCGCTCAAGTACGACATTTATATTAATTTTTCCATTCCCAAATGTTGCGGTTGCCTCTGTTGTTACTGCGATACCGTCATCTACCAATGTTTGTAGTCCATTATTAACAACCGTACCCAATTCTGCAAGCATTGAAGTCGTTACGCGCTCTTGTTCAAATAGCCAAACTTTTGATCCTTGTTGAAAATCGGGCGTTGATTCGTTCCCTATCCATCCACGTCTGAATTCGTCAATCGCAACTTCGCTGCTATCTGCCCTGACCTCTTCGTATATCGCCATTAAAATAGTCGTATCTAATGATTGATCAACGGGTAGATCGCCATCACTTGTCCACGTAAAATCATAGTAGCCGCCATCTTGTCTGATAATTACATCGCTTGCCATTATACTACGCTGCCTGTATTGCTTGTTCCAGTTTGCACACCGCTATGTACATGTGTTGCTCCAATATCCGTCCCTGCTTGAGTCAGCGCACCCGCGACCGACATATTTGCAGCAGCAACAACATTCCCGGTAAGTGTTGATATACCGCTTACCGTTAAACTGCCCGTAATTGTAACATCACCCGTAAGCTGTATAGCTGGGGCAGTGACCGTAGCTTGAACAGAAACATCTGCTTTTAAATTATTGCACTTTGCATTTATATCGCCGCTTGCTTCTATATCAATATCGCCACTATTTTTGTAATGCGTCTTTGATTTCGTTACCGGATGATAAAAAACAACTTCCCCAGCTTCGACTTTAATCCTACCAATGGGGTCGATGCCCATTAATATAGTGCCGTCATCTGTTAAATTAAGAGATGACTGATTTGCCGGTAGATTGTAATGCATTCCATACGGCGCAGTGAAATAAGCATCCCCCGTTCTGCCGTTCATATTAAACTGAACAACGGGAAACGAGCCAGATTCATCACCGGGCTTTGTTGTATATGCTAAC